TCGCCGTGTTGAAGGCGATCACCAAGGAGGTGGCCGCCAGGGTCTCGGAGTAGCCCTCAATGAACAGGCCGACCGTGCTTGCGCCGACCTGCGCCGGGCAGTTCGTAAGCTCGATGACGTCGCTCAGGTCGAGCGCGGCGATCGTGTCCACGGTGGCCGGCGAGTTGAGCACATCCACCTCAACCGAGGGGATGCGTGTGCGCGGCTCCCCGTAGCGATTGACCAGTGAGTTAGCCAGCGACTCGACCTCGGCGTCAGTCGTGGCGAGGGTGTCCCGCTGGGTGCGGCGCGCGCCGTGATCCTCGGCGCTGGCCGCGTTCAGAGCCCGGTAGATGACACCAGTGCCGCCCGAGACCGAGGCGTCGTTGATGACGTCGGCGTAATCCATGATTGGGATGAGCGACGAGCCCACCGTCTGCGCCGTCACATCGAGAGTCAGCGCCGTGGTTGGGTTGTGTCGAGCTGGGCGAGGCTGGAGGACCAGACGCCCATCGCGTCCGTCGTACAGCAGACCGCCCTCGGTGCCCGTGACTAGTTCCATCAAGTCCGCAACCGTGCGGCCCGTCGAGTCGACGGCGGCCACAGCCGTGGGGCCGGTGAGATCCAGTTCGGCGGCCGGGATGCCTGCCCAGGTGGCGTAACGCTCGACACGCTCTGCGGCGGTCTCCGAGGCGAACCCCGTGGCCCCAGCGTCGTAGTGCGCCTGGAAGCGAGCCGCGCCCAGAGAGGCAGGAGACGAGAAGCAGGCGACGTGCGCGATCACGCCGCCGAACAGGTCGCCGGGGTTGGCCGACGTGCTCGACCGACCTCCGATGACCACGCGGTTGAAGTCCGGCAGCAGCAGGACGCCCGCATACTCTCCGACCGCGAAGCTCGTCACGGTCGCCTCGACCGTGTTGTCGACGTGGACCTTGAGCGAGACCGTGCCGGTCCCGTCCTTGGTGATCTCGGCCCGAGCGTGGCGGGTCGCCCCGTCCGAAACTGTCGTGGTGCCAGTGGCCGTGGCCGTCGTCACCGTCGCGCCCGGCAGGTAGAGCTCTGCCGCCAGCTTCCCGGACGCGTTCACGTACAGTGCGAGCCGCTGGCCGCCGTTGTTGTAGACCTCAGCGATCGTCTGGACCGCAGCCCCGGTCGTGCTGAACCACGCCTCTAGGACTAGATTCTCATCGAAGATGGTGTAGCTCGACGTGTAGAGGTCGGGTGAGGCGAGGTACTTGCCGTTACCTGACGACACGCGGGTGAACGTCGCTGCAGTGAGCGAGTCCGTTCCCGGCCCGGTTGCCTCACCGAACACGATCGTGCCGCCCGAGCCGCGCTGCGTCACCGTCACCGGAGGCTGCGAAGTGGTGGCCGAGTTGCCCGCCGAGGTCGCCTCAGCAGGCTCCCCGAGGGTGTAGTGGAACAGGGGCTCATCGAGAGCTAGCTCTTGCTCGATGACCGAGCGAGCCTCGTTGCCGAGAGCCAGCCGCGCGCGTCGACTGGTCGCGGTGACCACCGACACCGCAGAGCCTGCGGTAGCGCCGGGGAACGACGCCGGCCACTCCTGCACATAGCCCAGGAAGCGGTCAATGTAAGGCGGCGCGGTGGTCGTGAACGATCGCAGAGAGTCCGCGTCGTCAATCATCAGGCCGTCCACGTAGACCGTCTGGCCAGCCGTCGAAGCGGCATGGTTGATGACCACGAGATAGAGCGAGGAGATCGTGGCGGTCCACGTCACCGACAGCCGCTCCCACGCGCCCGTAGTGGTCGACTGCGCCGACGACGCCCCTGCGTACAGGTCGAAGCTCAGACGCACGGCAGGGTTGCCCGCAGGCACCCACACATACCCCGAGAGGGTGTAGGTCTTGCCGATCACCAGGCCGGAAACCAGAGTGCCCGCAGCGGTCGCGCCTGCCGCACTCGTGTTCCAGGTCACCAGCAGCGACGCCGACCCCTGCCACGCGCGCGTGGTGGATCGCGCCACCGACGAGCACGCACCGAACAAGCCGGGCTGATTCGTCCAGGAGGCCGCCGACCCAGCCGGCTCGAAGGTCGACTGCTCAGCGGCGAGGATGTTGCCTGCCTGCGACTGGGGAGTGCGGACCCGAACCCGCAGCGGTCGACCCAGCCGCACGTTCGGGTAGTACGCGCCCGCCGCATTGCCGGGGGTGAACCGTCCGTCGCTGTTGTCGAGCGTGAGGGAGCACTGGTTCGCGTCGATCGTGGCGAACTGGTCGCCGCGCCCGTAGCTGATCGAGACCGCTTCGTCGCCCTCGACATAGGCAGAGACGTCAGTCCAGGCCCGGTCTGCGGCTGCGGTCGAGTAGCCCGACGTGAACGCAACCTCGACACTGACGTCGATGTCGTCCAGCATCAGACGCCTGCCAGCCGCTCGTAGCGCCGCTGGGTCTGGGCCAGGGTGCGCCCGTCGACCACCAGCTTGATGATCTCGTTCACGACCACGACCCCGCCCCCGCCGTCACTCCCGTCGGCTCGCCGGGTTGCCCCGGATGACGCGCGTGTCACGCTCGCAGCGGTCGCCAGGGATTCCTTCACCAGCCGCGCGGGCTGGCCCTTGACGCGGGGGGCCCACTCGTCCCAGCCCTTCACCAGGCCCGCAGCAGAGTCAGACCCGATCCGGGCGAACTCGCGCGAGGGGGAGTGGATCCCGAGGGCGTCCTTCGCGGACTCAAGCGCGCCCTTTGCGATGTCCTTGAGCACGTCGAACAGCTCGCCCGCGCGGGCCCGGATGCCGCCAATCAGGCCGCCGATGATGTCGCGGCCCATACTGATGGCCTTGCCCGGCAACGCCTTGAGCGCATTCACGATCCGGTCCTTAAGGCCCAACATCACGTCAACCACGCGGTCAGCGCCCGCAGAGACAGCGCCCTTGATGCCACCCCAAGCGGCCTTGAGCAGGTCGCGGATGACACCCCACGCGGCCTTCCAGACCGCCTTGAGGATGCCCGCAGCGTTCTTCACCAGGGCAATCACGATCTGGAGCGCTCCCCGCAGGATGTCCTTGATGCCCGCCCACACCTTGCCCCAGTCGCCCTTGAGGAGACCGGACACGACGCGGACCACGCCGCGGATGATCCGCAGAGCGCCGCCGATGACCGACCGGATCAGTCCCCAGGCAGACTTCGTGATCGCGATGATGTTCTCCCCGAAGCGAGACCACAGCGACTTCACGATGTCCACGACGCCGCGCACGATGTCCTTCACCATGCCGAAGTTCTTCGACGCGTCGCCCGACAGGTCGCCGGAGACCTTCTTGAACAGGTCCCCGACCCACTTGAAGACCGGGCCGAGCTTGTCCTTGACAACCGACCACATGGCCGAGATTGCGGGGATGCCCTTGTTGAGGAACCAGGAGGCCAGGTCGGAGACGACAGGGATCAGCTTCGAGCCGATCGTCTCCTTGGTCTCGTCAAAGATCAGCTTGAGGCGGTCCATCTTCCCCTGGAGGGTTTCCGCCTTGGTGGCTGCCTGACCCTCGAACGTCTTGCCGAGGTTCTTGGTCAGCTTGTCGAAAGTGAGCGTCTTGCCGGAGGCGTCCTTGGTGGCGATGCCAAGGCGGCCGAGCGCGCCGATGTTGCCGTTCTGCGCCTTCGCCAGCGCCGACGACACCGACTCCAGGGACTTGCCCGAGCCGGCGGAAATGTCCATCGCCAGCGATGCGAGATCTTGCGCCTTGCCCACGTCCTTGGTGGCCGTGACCAGCTTCTCCATCGCGGGCCGCAGCTCGTCATCCGCGAACGCCAAGGCGCGGCCCTGCGCACTGATCCAGTCCTCAACCGAGGCGACCTGCTCGTCGGTGGCCTTCGCCGTGTTCTCAAGGGTCTTCTTGAGTCGCGCCTGCGACGCCTCATCCTCGGCCGCTGCCTTGGTGGCCTCATAGAGCCCCTTGGCGGCGATGACCGCGCCCGCGCCGAGAGCGAACCCGGCGACCTTGGCAACCTTGCGCATCTTGTCGCTGAGCCGACCCGTCGCCCCGACTGCGCTGTCTGTGGCCTTGTTGAGCGACGACGCGTCACCGATGAACTGGACTGTGATACGACGCGACACAGCAGCCCCCTCGGTGTTTAGTTGTCGGCCAGCGCCTCATCCATCTGCGTGACGTACTCGTTGACCTCGCGCATGGTCATCTGCTCAATGTCGAGCGGGGTGATGCCGTAGAACTTCGTCAGGGCGGGCAGCCGCTTGAGCAGCGCCCGCCTCAGGCTTCCGGGTCGGACGCGTCAAGCTCCTCGCCCTCGCCCGCCACGCCGATCTCGAAACCGTCGTCAGCCATCGCCGCATACGAGACGCGAGCGTCGGCCTGCTCGAACGTGATCGGATCGCCCTTGATGTGGGACGCCACCCACACGACGGCGGCCAGCAGGTCGATGTCCGGCTCAGTGCCCAACTGCTCCAACAGCCCCATGAAGCCGGTTCCGATGGTGCGCCGCAGTTCGCGGGCAATCCCCGGGGTCACGTCACCGAGACGCGCCTCATAGAGAACCCCGTCGATGGTGATCGAGACGCCCGTATTGAGGGCGTCGTCGGTCTTCGCCTTCGTGGTGCGCGTGTGCTTGCGCTGCAAGCTCGGTCTCTGTGTGTTGCTCAATCCAATCCCACCCTTTTGATGACGCGGTCCAGGCCCTCTTTGTAGACCTTCTCGATGCGATCCAGGTCCTGCCGGATCGCCGGATAGATGAAGTAGCCAGCGTCAGAGCCGGAGCCCCGCCACGGCTTGAATTGCTTGTAGCGATACGCGCCGAACTCGGCACCCGCCGCGAACTCGTAGCCCGAGCCGCCGAAGCTCACCCCGGCACCCGTGGTGTAGCCAGCCGCCCGAATCGACGGGGCGGTCTTGGCTGCCACGCCACCCAGCAGGGCAGCGAGCCCCTTGGCGTCCTGAGCCACGAATGAGGCGACGTCGAGGCCGACCTCTTTCAACTCCCGCTGATGGGCGGGAGACATCGCCTTGAGGCTGCGGTTCAGTTCCCGCAACCCCTCGACCTGGACACCGGCCCCGCCCCGGTCGGCGCGAATCCGGCCCACGGATTACGCCGTGGAGTCGGCCGACTTGTAGGTCAGCGTCAGCGGCGAAGAGGTGCCGTCGTAGCGGATCTCGCCGGACAACTCCTGCTCGATCGCCTCCGTGCCGCCGGTCGTGCCCTTCCAGGCGTCGAGGCGGCCCACAGGAGCGGTGATGGTGAACTCGGGGTAGATGGTCGTGCCCAGCAGCGTGGGGCCCTTCCATGTGGCCGTGAAGGTCGCCTTCGCCCCGGCAGCCGTCAGTGAGGCCGCGTAGGCGCGCATCGCCAGCGACTCGAAGTCGCACTTGAGCGAGAACTCAGCCTTGCGGCGCGAGCTGGTCTGTTCCTTCTTGGCCGCGTTCTGGCGGATGTATCGGCGGTCGGTCTTGAGGCCGTTGTCCACCTTGACCGAGATCTCGGTGACGTCGATGTTGGTGCCGCCGATAGTGATGAGTCCACCGACCCAAGAGAGGTTCTCCATGCCGGTCGGGTAGCTCGCCGTCGCCAGCGCCGTGGCCGTGGCCACCGACGCCGCGTCGATGTTCAGATCCAGCAGCAGGTTGCCCTCGACCGAGTTGGAGAGCGTCCACTCGGTGATCTTGCAACCCGCGTAGGTGAACGGCTGATTGGTGCCGGCCGGATGGAACGGGCGATTCACCTGGAGCGTGAACGAGTCCCCGTAGAGGTCGCCCTCGGCAGCCGTGTGGGTGTAGACCGTCGTCTCAGCCGGGCCGGTCGTGGTCGGAGTCGAGCCGGTCATGTGACGCAGCCAGTACCCGAAGCCCTTGGTCATCACGGCCATCTGCACCGAGCCGGACGCGCCCTCGAAATACGGCGTGAACCGGTCCCCGCGAGCGAAGCCCGAACCCAGCCGCAGCGGGTCGCCCTCGGTGCGACCGTAGGACTCCTCGATGCCCTCCGACTCGTACTCGAAGAAACGGGAAACGGTGACGGCGGTGCCGTACGTCGACTCGTTGGCGACGCCCAGCTGATGATCCATCGCGCCCATGTCAGGACTCCTTCACTGTCCAGTTGTCGGGCTGAGCCAGCAGGCCCGACCCAGGAGACTTGGAGCTGGGGGCTTCCCCAGCGAGCACGGCGGGCACCTCGACCTCGCCGCCGTTCTTCACGACCATCCCGGCCACCTCGACCTCATCGAACGGGCCGACATAGACCAGGACAGTCGTCGGATTCTTGGCAGCCATCACGGCCCCTCTCAGGTGAGTCGCGCGGTGTAGCGCACGGTGTAGATACGTTCAGAGGCCCAGCCCTCGTCAGCCCTGCCCTCGTTGCCCTCCCAGGCGACGACAGTCAGGGTCTGGAGACCGGGCACGCCGAGTTCGTTTGACTTGCGGTCGGCCAGCCATTCCTCAACCACGGGCGCGAACTCATCGAGCCGGGATTCGGCATCGAAGGCATCGCCGCCAGGTGCCACGACCAGGACGACTAGGCGAAACTCGCCGGTCTCGTCCCGGTGATTGCGACCCGACCGCAGCGCAGCTGGGGGAGTCTCGGCACGCGGAGAGGCCGTGAAGACCATCACGCGCGCAATCGCGGCAGAGTCCCAGGAGTAGGTGACCTGGACGCCCTGATCCTTGAGGGCGGGGAGATCGGCCAGACCGTCCGTGACGGCCTTGCGGACCAGGCGGGAGATCGTGCCAGCCATCAGGCGAACCCGAACCCGGCCAGGCGCGAGCGCCACCCCAGCACCACGGCGTCAACCAGTGGGTAACCGAAGGGCCGATCCTCGCCGGGGATGACGAAGGTGGTCGTGCCGCCCGTGGCATCGGTGATGCTGGAGCGGCGGTCGTTCATCACCGACGCCGAGTTCGTCTCCAGGAGACGCGCACGAGTCGCCCACATCGCCGCGTCCTTGATGTCGGCGGGCGGGGTGGACGAGTAGCCGGCGGCATAGGTGGCCACGATGTTGCGCGAGCCGGACGGGAACGCTGCCCCGCTGGTCGCGTACACCAGCCCACCCGGAAGCACGCCGAAGTCACCCACCGTCTGCGCAGCGCCACTGAACAACAGGGCCGTCAGGGACAGCACGTAGGCGTGCGGCAGCGGCAGCGTGGTGCCACCCGTACCGTCCAGGGTCGCCGTCTGCGAGCGGGCCACGAACGAGGTGCCCACGACCCGCTCGATCGTCGCCGTAGCCGCAGCGGCCACGACCTCGATCCGGGCATCGGTGAACCGCGCCTCGCCCATGTCGGGCAGTTCGCGGAACTCGGTCAGGGTGAAGTAGTCGGGATCTGCCATCACTCACCCCTGCGCTATGTAGTTGGTGGAGCCGCCCCGGCCAGGAGCCCGGTAGCGATGACCGGGGCGGACGTCACTTCTTGCTGCGGGTCTCGGGCCGAGCGGCGGTTGCCTTCTCAGCCTTGGCGGCGACCGGTTCGGCGTGGCCACGCGCGCACATCTCGGCGGCTTCGTCGTCCGGCAGGTCGACTTCTTCGCCAACACCCGGCCATGCCTGGCCGTCGCGTGTCCCCGACAGCGGAATACGCATCTTGACCTTCATCACTTACCCCTTCGTCGTACGGCCCAAACGGAAGCGGCCAGAGCCCGAGCCCTGGCCGCAACCGATCAGGCCGCGTTGCCCGTGAACACCTTGATCGCGCCCGTCTGGTCGACGGTCAGGCCGTCGCCGCGCAGCAAGGCGCGGAAGGTCACGAGGTCGGTGTTGAAGGCGTAGTCGTCGGACCGCTCGAACCGAACACCGTTGACCTGGCGCACGAAGTACGCCGAGAAGTCGCCGAACGCCACCGACTTGGCCGACAGCGCGACGGCCGCGACGTTGGGGTCGGTGACGACCGGCTTGCCCAGCAGGGTGTCCGGCACGCCGACTTGAACGGACGGCTGCCAGAGGTACTGGTTGGTGGTGTCCTTGAGCTTGCGCACAGCCGCCAGGGTCGAGTCCTTCATCAGCCAGGAGCACGACTGCGAATTGCGGTAAGGCGCAATCACGGAGAAGTACAGGTCGATGAGGTTGTCGGCGGTGAACGCGCCCGTGACGCCAGCGCCACCGGTCACGCCCGTGGACGCCGACGTGATGACGCCGGTCGGCTGGCTGGAGCCGGTGCCGGTCACCAGATGCGCACCGAAGGCGTTGCCCAAGGCGCGGCCAGCCTGCATAGCCAAGTAGCCCTCCAGATCAACCCCAGTGTCGGCCAGCAACTCCGAGGACACCTGGATGAGGACGCCGTACTTGTACGCACCCAAGGTGCGCTTGGCGAACGCCGGGCCGGACGCGCCGATGGCCGCGCCTTCCGACACGATCGCGCCCGAGGAATGGGCGGTCGTGGTCGGAACCTCGATGTTCTCGCCCGAGTCCGTGTTCAGCACGGTCGGGCCGGCCATCATCACGCCGGACACCTCGATGAGGTGGGCGATCAACTGGTCGTAGAACGAGGTCGGGACGGTGTTGCCACCAGCAGTGGCGGTGCCCTTGGACAGCGACCGGTAGTCGACCCGGCCCTCAGGGCGAAGATCGAACGACCGACGCTCGCCCTTGAGGAACTGCCGAAGCTCGGTGTTCTCCTTGGGGGCGTCGTCACGAACCTGCGGCTGGGCGAGCAGGCGGGTGAACGCCTCCTCGGTCTCCTTGGCGCGGGTCTCGGCCTCTTCGAGGTCCTTCACGCGCTCGGCGATCTGGTCGAGGTCGGCGTTCATCTTGTCGTAGGAGACCTGCTCCTCAGCGGTCAGGTCTCGGTTCTCGGTGGCAGCGGTGTCGAGGAGCGCCTTGGCCTGTTCCCAGGTGTTCGCGCGGGTCTCCTTGAGCCGCTCGATGAAGGTCACGTCAGGCATGACGGAACCCTCCTTTCTCCCCAATGGGGTGGCGGTTGTTGATGGGAGGTTGCGAGGCGGTGTCGCCCCCCGCGTGTCGGCTACTTCTTGAGATCCAGCGCGCGCCGCAGCACGTGGATGCGGCCAGCCGAATCGGGAGTATCGCTCCGCTCG